CTGCTATCTTGGTGTCCATGCTGTGTTCCGTCATTTGGATACCATGTATCATACATGAATATGTAGTAAATTGCAATTCCTACACCAACGAGAAGAATTCCAAGCATTATATTGATTGACCAGACTACTTCACTCATCTCTTATCCACTTGCGTATCCACCTTGGTGCATAGAATATTGCAAAAGAACCACCCCAAAAGGTGGCTAGTACTGCTATATGGAATAATCTATTTGGATATAAAATTAATCCAAGACCTACAAATATCATCCAGACATAATCTAATGTGCCGTGGAATCTATACCACACATTAGCACCATACTTGTCAATAAACTTATCTCTTTGTCTTGCGAACCACGGCGATACGTGCCTCATCATAACGAATCCTTCATTAAAAAACATAACAAAGAATCCAATCCAAAAAATCATTAATCTCTTTGCCTCCAATCATCAGACCTTTCATTATGAAACCAGTCTACCACATCTTGTGGATCTCCGAAACCCCTACGATGATGAGTTGGATCGGGGTCTCCAATATTCAACTCATTAAGAAAAGAATCAGTAGGGTCAGTACTCATTCTTCTTGCAGTGTTTAACATACCTCTAGCAGCAGTATTTGCTTTTGCTAGTTTATCAGCCCAGATCATATCTTCTAGACTAACCTCTGTACCAGAAGCAATGTCTTTACAGATTGCTTCTAGTCTCAAACGATATTGTGTTGATAACATATATTAATGATTGTTATTAGTATTATTTAACGTGAATAACACCTTTCATTCCAGCACCCTCATGAGGAGCACATTTGAAATCATAATCTCCTGCAGTAGCAAACTTAATTTCTTGTGT